AAGGTATCCTATTGCATCTGATTTAGATGTTGTAAATTGTTTAAGCTTACCTGTTAGATTTAAGTCAAGAGCTTCAAATGTTCCTCCATTCTTTTCTAACATTGTATCTTTTACGTGACCTAATAATATTAGACGTGGTGCTAATAGTTTAAATCTTTTTACTACATCTTCAAAAGCTTGTCTTAACCATGGATATCCTGCACCATTTGCCATATTAAGGATGCTTCCATGTTTAGGTTTACCAGTTGTAAACCAGTTTGCTCCCATTGGAGATTTTGAATATAAGAACTCTGCATAAGGAATACATAATTCTTCTAAAGCAGTTATTGTGTCAAGAGCAATAATTTTGTATGGCTTACCAGCATCTGTGATAGCTTTTTCAAGATTAAACAATTCTTGAATAGTTGTAATCTTAATTTTTACAGCTCCTACATAGTCTGAACCATCTTCTAAGTCAATTAATAAACTGTTAGGTAGTTGTGACAACAATGTTGTCTTACCTACTTTAGGTTTACTAAAGATTACAAGATTCTTAGGACTTTTTGTAACTGCCTGTACTATACCAGTTGGTAATACCATACCTGTTGCAACTGTCTCTGCTGCTTTTTTTACTTCTGCCATTTTTTACCTTTGTCAATTAAAGTATTTAACCATTTTTTATTTGATAAGGGCACTTTATTCACAATACAATAGATATCTCTGATTGTCATTTGTGCATAGTGATTATCTTCTTTTTCTGTAAAAGGAAGTTCTTCCTCAAAATCAACTGTATCAAGTTTTGGAAAATCTAAATCTAAAGATTGTTGTTCTTCCTTTATTGCAGTTGATGATTTTGTTATTTCTGGATAAGCAGTTTCAAGTTTGTTTCTGCTTATCAATTCTAAATCTGATAATCTTACAGCATATGTGGTAAATGGTAAAGAAGTACCATCACTTTTTAGTGTAACTTCAACACAGAAATTAGGAGCTGTTTTCCAATCAGGTTTGTTTTTTAATCTGTATAGATTTCTGTAACCTTCTTCATAAGGTTTGTCATACCAATCAAATAATTCAACAAAGATATCCTGATTTTTTGAAAGTTCATTAGCAAAAAATCTAATACATTCAGATTTTCCACCATCTACAACCTCAAATTCACTCCCTTGGTAACACAGCTTTGCATAAAATGGAGGATTTTCCATTCCATTGTCTACAAATAGTTGTTCCCAATAAGGTTTAAATTCTGCTGTAATTACATTAATGTGTTTCTTTTTTTTTAATAGTTCTGCCATCTTAACTAATTTAATTTATATTACTTTTCTAATAATTCTACAGCTTGGTTCTGCAGCTTCTTCAACAAGCATTTTAGCATAATTTGCTCTATACCATTGAATACCTACTTCACCATATCTGTTCTTTAATACATGCACTGCTAAAAGATATTTGTCAGAAGGAGTTATCATGTACTGGGTAGGTCCATAATAAGATAGATTATACTTTGCAGGTCTGTTATAAGCAATCATAACATCAGCACATTGTAATAAACTGTCACTCCCAAAAACATCTTTTTCTGTAGGGTAATTTCCTTGTTGCCCTGGTTTTTGTCTTTCAGCATCATCAATCTCTCTGTTTAATTGAGTTAGTATAAGAAATACAACAGGTAACTTATTTTTCATCTCTGCTAACATAACAGCAAGATTATTTAAAGTTTCTTGTTTGCTTTTCTCACTACCACTTTGCTTTACTAAGAGAGTGTGATCTAGTGTTACAACAAATGGTTTCCCAACCTTTTTGTAAAACTGCATTAATGCTGATTGCATTTCATTGACAGTAAGAGCTTTGTCAATAATAAACTCTTCTCTGCCTTTGTTTGCGTGTGCATACGCTTTCAACTTGTCAAAATCTGATTTAGACAATGGAGGCATTCCATCATCTTTAGCAGATTGAAGGTATCTAATATTCATGTTGTTTGCAGATGAGAACTCACGTAGTGCCATGTTCCTACCTAGCATCTCAAACTGAAAATGTAATGTTGCAAAATCCTGCTCAGGATTTAAGTTCTGTAGCTCTCTTGTTAAGGAGCTTGCTATCAGTGTTTTACCAACACCAGGTCTTGCACCAATTACATACAAAGAATTCCATTCTAAACCATTAAGTCCAATAGCATTAAATTGTTTCCATTGAGTTTTTAATGATTTAGAATGCCCTGTTGCTCTATCATGAATATAGACCAAACCTTCATTCATTACGTCATAGTAATGTTTCCATAAATCTGTGCTTGCTGCACTCATAAATGTTTGTGATTTAGATTGTAAAAATACTAAACTTTTGAGAGTTAAACAAATTTTTACCAGATTATTTCAGGTAATTTTTTTTGTTCTTTAAGATGTTGATTTACAGCATTGAATATATTATTACAATCCCAATGATGCGCTTTTGCATAAGCAGCAGAGGCAGGATGTGAACACTGGAGAAGTAAAGTGTTACTTAATATACTATCTACTAAATCTTCATAATGTTGTGCTTTTTTACCCATGAACACCCACACATAGTCGTTATAGGAAGCATTCAACATGTCTACTAAATAAGCAATAAAAGGATGCCATATGTCAATATGCTTACCTATTTTACCAATTTCAGTAGTTAGTGCAGTGTTGAGTAATAGAACACCTTGATTTGACCAGCGTCTCAAATCTGGATCAAATGTATTTACATCTTTTTTACCTTCATATACTGTGTCATTAACAGCATGTAAAATGTAACGCAGTGATGTTTCTGCTTTTTTTGTATTTCCACAAGAAAATGCTATACCATCAGCTACACCTAACTGTGGATATGGATCTTGTCCTATCATGATAACTTTTGTCTTATCATATGGACATTGCATAAAAGCATTGAATACTTGTTTAAGTGGTGGTGTAAATCTTTGTCCTTCATCAACACATTTTTCCAGTGTTGTAATAATTGTCACAAAGTCTTCTGATAAGAGAAAACCTTTTAGTATATCATGCCAACCAGATGGTTTAAGCATTTCATACATTTTTAATGCATATTCTTGTGGAGTTAATTTATTTGGTATATTTGACATTTATTATGTATATTTGTTACTTAAAATATTAATTATGGAAAACACAGAACCTAAATTAGATCCTAACTTTAAATTTAAAGTTTTAAAAAGTGATGCATTAACAACTATTAAAATTAGTACTGCTTTTTATTTAAATATCAAAGAAGCACTTTATTTTTTAATAAAAGATAAATCTAAAAAAGAAATAGATGATGCAATCAAACAAATCAATGATCAAAAAATCAATGAAGAATGGGTGAGTCACTATAAAACTCTTTTTATTCTTTCTTCTGAAATTGAAAAAAAAGCTGGAGAAGCTGGTGATGTAGAAGAAAAAACTAAAGAAGAAATTGAAGAATATCTTAAAAAGTTTGTTTAAAAATAATAACCAACAATATTACCAATCTCTACACACATCTGAATAGCATCAGATAATTCTTTTTTATCACAATTAGCAAAACTCTTATACTCTTTTGAAGCAGGATCTATCAGTCCTGCTTTTTCTTTTACAATCTGTTTCATTTCTTCAAATGTATGTCCTGTCTCTCTTGCCAACTCTCTTATGCATGCATGCACTTTAGCTAATTGACCAGATGTTTTGTCATCTTCATCAACTATTTTAGTGATATACACTTCAACAGTTTCTCCTTCTGCTAAATCTTTTTCAAATTGAAAGTATTTTGTTGCATCTTCAGTTGTTAGTAGTTTTAATTTACCACTATTTTTACCAAATCTAACTGTTATATTCTGCATTTTTCCATGTTATTTTTGACTGGTCTAAATCACTTAATGCACTGATTACCCACTCTGTATCTACAGTATCTTGATATGCAAGGATATGTATTACAGACTGTTCTTCAGGACTTAATCTAAGTAATCTACCAATTCTTTGGTTACTTTTTCTCTCATTACTATATGCATGAAGTATAATACCATATTTTAAATTTGGTATGTTTACTCCTTCATTAAGTTGTTGTACTGCTGATAGACATTTAAATTTTCCTTGTTTAAATGCTTCAAGGTTTTGTTCACTATCAGGATTTTTACTGTGATAGCTATTTTCACACACTCTATCTGCCTGATCAGTATTATTACAAAATATGATACACTTATCATCTACGTTCTTAAGTAGAAAGTTTTTAGC